ATGTACCACGTGCGGTACCGGTACTCGCACCATTACGTTTGTTTTCTTCAGTTGCAACAAAAATTAAAGGAACTGTGCCAGGGGCAGCTGATGTATAAAAGCTTTCGTCGATTACCGATACGCTTACACCAGGTGAACTAAGTTGAGCCATAATGTATTCTCCATAATAAAGTTCTAATAAGATCTTATCTTTATTTAGTGACTTTTATGGTTTTTACCCTTAATATAGCCCCCAAAAAAGGGATAAAAAGGGTTATTTTTTGTAAATATTGCTATGAGACCATTATGTAAATGTGGATGTAAACCGGCTGCAATAAATTATATTAAGAATGGGCGTACTTATTACCGAAAACTATGTGAATCTTGTTTAAAAGGTCATGTACAGATTTGTCGATGGTATACTGCTGGGTATAGAATAAAAACACAATGTGATAAATGTGGGTTCAAATCACCATATACAGAAATATTTTCGGTATTTCATGTAGATGGTAATTTAAACAATTGTAGACCAGGAAATCTCAAAACAGTGTGCGCCAACTGTCAACGGATACTACATCAGGAAGGGATATCGTGGAAGCAGGGGGATCTAACTCCGGATTTATAAACATATTCAAATTGGTATATAAATCATCTATGGTTCCATTATTTTCTATAATCACATCACACACCAACCCATACCAAGCCCATTCACTCTCGTGAACACCATATTGGTTTAATATTGATTTGCTCGTAGAATCACCAGATAATGCAGCAGACACGTGTGAATGCCATGCTGGGGCGGGTCCACGTGATACCCGTATGATTTTTCCACCCATTCTTTTTATAGAATCAAATTCATTTGGGAATCTACAATCAGTAATAACAATATTGTCTTCACTTTTGCTAAGTCTATGTTCTAAACTAGCAATCCAAATGTCTTGATGGAAATGATTGCGACATAAATCAGTTGCAAAATTTTGCAACACCCATCTTGGGGTAAGCTGCGGGATGGACAATCTAGTTGCCCACCAGTTATCAGGCTGTTCTCGCCAGTCTCGTGCCGTTTTTGTACGACCGTCTAGTAAGGTTCTATCCCATCCAAATATTGCAGATACAGAATCTTTGAGACTTGATGCAAATGATTCGCGTCGAAAGTTGTGAATAGTTGTTAGGTAATCCGCAATAGTATCTTTACCTGCCCCCATTGAACCAACAATTCCTATTATCATATAATCTCCTATAATATCTATTATATCACAGAATTATAAAGAAATCAATTATTATCCTAACACAAATGAATACCCTGTTCCACCAGATATCAAGGTTTCTAATTCTTTGTCCAATATTGCCAAATCTTCTTTTGCAGATGATTTTAACTCGGTGCCATTTAGCTGAATTGTACCATTTGGTCCGGCGATTGATGCAAATAAACTTCTTGCTTCACCCAACATCATTTTGCATGTTGCCAATGTATAATCACGCAACCATTGTTTAGCATATAAATCAGTTAATAGTACAAAATCAGGTCGGTAATTATGTGATTTAATTAAAATTTGTTCGCCTTGTGCAAATGGTCGTTGTAGTATTGTTAACGTGTGATTTTGTGGTTTCCATTTAAATTCAATAAAACTACCAAACATTCTACCGACTAACTTTTGATACCCAGCGAACATATCATAAGTGGCCAATCCACCCATCATGCTACCACTTAATAGATACGTGTTGGTGTATGCCAAGTTAAATGGTTCAAATAGTGTACCACCTGCGCCCATACCAGACCGTGAACCAATTGCACGACGGAATACACTTTGGACTTCGACAATTTCATCGGGTAATCTATATTCATTTTGGTCTTGTATTAACTCCAAAAAGCTATAACTTTCTTCGACCGCATTTGGGCTGCGTTGTCTAAACCGGGTTAATGCCCGTTCCAATGCTGTTTCATAATGAGTTGGGTCTAAATCTATGTCAATCATGCCATCACCAAGCATTGTCTTAACATATTCAAATACTTTATTTCTTTCAATTAACGATGTATTTTCCGACATAATGGTTCTCCATGTATATTTATCATTCGCTAAATATACATAATATACAAGGAGAAATACTTTGCCACGACTAAGTCTTTATAAACCGGAGAAAGGCAATAATTATCGATTTATAGATCGTCAAATATCACAAATGTTCCAAGTAGGGGGCACTGATGTATACGTTCATAAGTATTTGGGGCCGAAAAATCCTCTAGAAGGTACTGCAGATCTACCAATATACGATGTAGTTAAAGAAACAAATATTCAAGATTTACTATTCTTAGAAAATCGTGATCGAAAATATGATGAAGAAATATATAGGGTACGAGGAATTTACAATGTTCAAAATATTGATTTTAATCTAAGTCAATTTGGGTTGTTTATTGATAATGATACACTATATATGACTGTCCATATCAATGACTTTATCAATTACCTTGGTCGAAAACCATTGAGTGGGGATGTAATGGAACTTCCACATTTAAAAGATGAGTTTGCGCTAAATGATTATGATATCAGTTTACCTAGATATTATGTTATCGAAGATGTTGGTCGTGCAAGTGAGGGTTTCAGTGCCACTTGGTATCCACATTTGTATCGTTTGAAATTGAAAAAAGTAACGGACAGTCAACAGTTTGCTGATATTTTAGATAAACCCGCATTAGATGCTAATGGATATCCTAGTGATATGACCCTACGAGAGTTATTGAGTACTAAGAATAGAGAACTTGAAATATCTGATGCGGTGATAGCGCAAGCAGAAGCAGATGCCCCATTAAGTGGCTACGAAACTCGGCAATTTTATACTTTAGCAGTTGACAAGAATGGAAAGCCAGTATTAAACACTGCCGATTTAAGTACGATGGATGCTAGTACTTCATCTTACTTAACCAGTGAAAATAATGCGAGGGCGATTCGGAATGGTTACAATGGGTATTTGATTGGGGATGGGTTCCCCCCAAATGGGTATGATTTTGGACATGGCATTCAATTCCCACCAAACCCAGGAAAGGATGATTTCTTTTTGCGAACGGATTTTATGCCAAATAGATTATTCAGTTTTGATGGAAATAATTGGATGAAGGTCGAAGATGCAGTTAGAATGACTATGACAAATACCGACACACGGGACACCCTTAAAACCGGATTTATCAACAACAGTAATTACATGTTTAATGATAAAGTCACTGATGATATGGTTTATATCGAAGATGGTGTGTTTAACATAAACACTAATATCCTATATCAAACTGCATTGTATGTTGTGTTCAAGTTAGAAACAGCAACTATATCATTCGCATATGTGGAGTATCCAAATATTTTTGAATTGTATGATGATGAAGGAGTTGATAAACTTCGTATTGTTCTACCAATTATCAATAATGAACAAGTTACTATTCCAATTTCTGGTATTTGGAATGTATCATTATACAACAATAGGGAGGCGCAACGTCAAAGTCTTTCTAAAGTTCTTAAACCTAAGGCAGATTTATAATGCAACATTTTTACGATGGTCAAATAAGACGATATCTTACTCAAACAATGAGAGTATTCAGTAACTTCATTGTTCGATATAGCGATGGAACATTAAATCGTGTTCCAGTATTATATGGCGACGCAGATCGCCAAGCGGCATCTATCCTAAGGCAAAATTCAGAAAACAAAGTAAATTCTGTACCAAGAATTTCTGTTTATATAAATGAATTAAAAATGGATAGAAATAGATTGGCCGATGCAACCTTTATTGGTAAAGTACGAGTTAGAGAACGTGATATAGAAGTAGATGCAGCCACCGGAAATCAATTGTACACCCGTTCGCAAGGCAGAAATTACACAGTAGAACGGTTGATGCCTACCCCGTTTATATTAGAAATGAAAGTGGATATTTGGGCAGCAAACACTGACCAAAAATTACAGTTGTTGGAACAAATATTAGTACTGTTCAATCCAAGCCTTGAACTACAAACAACTGACAATTATATTGATTGGACTAGCTTATCTGTTTTAAATTTGATAGATATTCATTGGTCAAGTAGATCAATACCAGTTGGGGTCGATTCCCCTATCGAAGTGTGCACGTTAACAGTGGATTCACCTATATGGATTAGTCCACCAGTAAAAGTTAAACATTTAGGTGTGATAACAAATATCATCACTAACATGTATGAAAGTTCTATCACAACCCCTAACTCAGGTGAACTTAACATTTTTGGTACAGATGTTGTTGAATCATATTCATCGTTGGTTGATATTTTATCTCAAGTTAGAACTACGATTACTGAATATAAAATTCAAGTTCACAACAATAAGGTCGAATTATTAGGCTCCTCTGAAAATTCAATAGCTGGTACAAAATTTGAAATTCCAGTAAGACAAGGAACTGCCCTTAATTGGGATGATGCATTAGATGTGTATCCAGGAAAATACATTGCAGGAGTCAGCAAATTATTTTTATTACAATCGAATGGTTCGGAAATTGTTGGTACTGTTGCGTTAGACCCAGCTAATCATGCGATATTGGCCGTCAATTGGGATCCTGACACCCTGGTAAAGGATACATTAATAGATTCTACCGGGTTGTTTCAATCAGACCATGGTTTTGACCAATCATCGGCAAGAGGTAAAGTTGATGCTATTATTGACCCATTAACATACAATCCTAAAAGACCATTAAAAGAGCGTGATGACCAGCCCATACCCATTGGAATACGATATTTGTTGATAGAGGATATCGGTGATGTTGAGAATATTGATGGCGCTGATGCATGGAAATCCGTAACCGGGGAAGATTTGGTTGCAACCGCCAATGATATCATTGAATGGGATGGTATTCATTGGAATGTTATTTTTGATTCTTCACAAGAATATGATACAATGGTTTGGCAAACTAATATATACACAGGTGTACAATACTTATGGAATGGTGTTTCATGGGTTAAGTCGTTTGAAGGTATATACGAGGAAGGATTTTGGAGACTAGAACTGTAAATGATAAAATAATATGCAGTGGTGCATTGATATATTCCAAATCAACGCATCGTGTATTATTAATTCAAAAATCATCAGGAAAACATCATGGAACTTGGGGTTTAGTTGGCGGTACTAATTTGGCAAATGAAAATCCTTGGCAGGGATTACAACGGGAAATTGAAGAAGAAATTGGATTTATTCCGGAAATAAGTAAAACATTACCATTAGAAAAATTTGTTTCAAATGATAGTGTTTTCAATTTTCACACATATTTTTGTATTGTTGATAATGAATTTATTCCATTATTAAGCACTGAACATACTGCATGGGGATGGTTTGATTTAAAATCATTACCAAAACCAGTTCATAAAGGGTTAGATCTTAGCTTACGTAATAAAATTATTCAAACTAAGATCCAAACTGTAATAGATATAATTGATAGTATTTAAGATTATGAAATATAATACAATAATTATGTAGATAGTCTTTATATCGCGATATTTGTTTCAGATTATTTTAGCTAATATCTTCATATGACACAGTAAAGACTAATTTATCACCCACCCCACTTCTAATGATAATTGAGTTACCTTCTTGTAAATAAAAAGATGTTGATTTATCAATGACGGTCAGCCACGCATTAGCCGGAACTGGTATTGTTGATGCTATGGCGTACTCTGTACCACCAGACGGTGCGGAACCTTGAACTCCCACGCCATTTGTATAGATAGAAACTGTAGCAGTTACCGCATTTGTGCCATCATCAACATTAGTTACTATAATTTGGTTTATTTTATAAATTTTACCAGATGACGCAGCATTCGCCAATAGAACGACAGCTGTCGTTCCAGGTGGCGTGTAATACGTTGTAACACCATACATGGCTGTTACATTTACTATATTAGGATTTGCCATTCTACTTACCTTTTATCATTATATATTATTTATATTATTTATTTGATTAGCGCAAGTCGGCTGGACTAGAATTTATACAGATGTAAGAACTTAGATATCCTTACCAATAGGTTCGTAAGATGCATGGTAGATATTTTTCAACCCAAATAAGCTGAAGTAATATAGTCACACACACCAGGTACGGTGTGGTGCTCTTTGTCTTTATAGAAAACGGGTGCGTTATACGAGTAAATTGGTATATTCTGGTCTATCAGCTACACCATCACATACCCACCGTTGGTGACATTATCCACCGAATACAACCGCCATTGCAATTGCTTTGCCAGCACCCATTGGTGTAGTCCATGTAGGGGCGGACTCGCCGTTACTAGTCAATACTTGACCGAGTGTTCCGGTATCAGTGTATGCGGTTGTATCAGTTGATGATTGATAATGTACTTGCCCAGCAGATCCGCCAATAATATTTGAGACTGGCTGTGATAGTACCCTCCAGTTTGTGGTTGGTGAATTATATATGAACGAAACATATGCGCCTGCTGTAGTTAAAATAAATGAGGTAGCTGCACCCTCAATTAATTTCCCATTTGCTATTACACTTATATTAAACGTGCTAAACGTACCAGTCACATCAAGTATACCAATTATATCACCATCAGTTGGGGAAACGGGAAGTGTAATAGTAAATCCACCAGCATTACTATCACATCTTACCAATTCGTTTGATAATGCGTTATAATTAGAAGTTTTAATCAAGGTTGGGGTTAACCCGCTTATGTGGTGCCACCTAGAACCATTATATCCTTCATATGTTGTTAACTCTGTATTATATCTTATATTGCCAGAAGATGGTGTCGACGGTCTATCTAATGTTGGTCCAGATGGGATCGTTAATGATGCACCATCGGTGAACCCAAGATTATGATTTCCCGATATGGTTAAGTCATGTTGTATTGTATCACCAATTGAAATAGCAACAGCATTATCATCAATATGCGTATGCACATTTATACCATCACCAGGTGTTATTTTTATAAATTCTTTTGATGGCGATGATTCAATAGTAGGTTGTCCTTGAACGACCACTGATTTAAAACTTGTACTATTTAGTTTGTCACCAAGCTGTGTTGATGATGATTCAAACTTTATTGTCATATTCGTTGCTGATTTAATACTAGTTGCAGCAAATCCTTCAATTACTATATGTTTGGTTTGAGAATCATATGATTTTACAGTAGCATTATCTGGTATTTTATCCCCATAAACATATTGACCAACCAGAATGTTACCTGTTATAATAGTAGCTGTTATAGATAGTTCTGCACTATTAGTGGTAGAATTCCAATAACACCCAGTTGCTATTGCAGGTGCATTTAACGGATAAATTGGGATTGTAGATTTTGCATAATTTACAAAGTATGAAATTGTACTACCAGACATATCGGGGGATGCAGGTTGAATAACTAAACTAACTTTTGAATTGGTGGATACAGATCGTACATTGATAAGTTGTCTAGCCAAGGTAGTTCTAGCGTATATAGTGATGTTAGAGTTACCTGGTGTAGCAACCAATGTTGCA